CTGTCAAGAAGAAAGATGACGCGAATTACACAATCGCATTTGTTCACGCTCTTGCCGCATTCGCTCCGGAAGAGCGCGTCCAGTCATTTTTCAATGAACGTGTGTTTGATTATCGAGATCTAGTGTTTCCTGGGTGTCCTGACGCTTATATTTTCGGCCACTACCATAAAGACCAAGGTGTTCGAGATCATCTTGGAGTCAAATTTGTGAATTTGGGTGCTATTTCTCGAGGAGCGCTGACTTTTGAAAATATGGAGCGTAAACCAAAGGTCTCCCTGATTAGCTGCGATTCTCGCGGTATCAACATTGAAGAGCAAGTTGTTCCTCATGCCGATGCTCTCCAGGTTTTTGACTTGGAACGGAAGAAGCAGCTTGATACAGAACGGCGCTCTCTAAATGATTTTCTTTTGCAACTTCGTGCGGGTGCAGCATCGCCTGAAGATGGTGGGATCCACTCTCGATTGGAGGAGCTTAAGAAATCAAATATGGCTGATGACTTGAAAGTTATGGTAGAGACTATTTTGGAAGCCGCTGAGGCTGGTTCCATTGAGGAGTAGTGTTCTTCCATGTCTGACCGGTCTAGATACGATCTTTATTTGAGTTATTCGGGTCGTAAGACCTATCTTATCTGCCCTAGCAGATATCGATTTCGTTATATTCAAAAGATTCCACCGAAGATTGAATTGAGAAGTACGGGTTTCGGATCTTCCATTGGCAAAGTATTTGAATGGTTCTATGAACGCAAGGTCTGGATGTCTGCAGACGTTGTGAGTGCTACTTTAGCACTGGTCGAACCGGCTGTTCGACTGACCTTTGAAAGAGATGAAGTAAACATCAACGTGGAAATGGAACTTTTCCATAGAATCGTTGACGACGTAAAAGCATATGTTCCTTCAAGTATTGAGTCCATTCGTAAACATCAACTTCTCTCAGAATCGAGTTGTGCTGAGATGGATTTGACCACTACTTATACTAAAGATGGCATCACCTTGCGGATTGGTGGTCGAGCTGATTTTGTTCATGGTAGCGATAAATCAGTACGCATTCTTGACGGAAAAGGAAGCGTTCATCGAGAGAAATTCGTGGACTCGGAACAACTGATTTGGTATGCAGTCCAACATTATCTTAAATTCAAAGTAGCCCCTTCCTACCTTGGATTCCTCTACTACAGATTTCCGAATGATCCCATCCAGTGGATTGATTTTGACGCCCAGGCTTTACGTGATAATGTAAAAACTACTTTTGATGTTGCCAAGAAAATTCAACTGAAGATGTTTGATCCGCAACCGAACCCGGAATGTGCTCGATGTGATTATCAAGGACGATGCGAGGAAGGCCGTAAATATGTAGCCGCTCGCAAGGTGGAAGGAGACGGGCGAATCAATAACTCTATCTTTGATCTTGAGAGTCTCTGATCCGGTGTAATCTAAGGTCTTTGGAGGTGTTAAGTGACTGAGAAGAGCACCGAGGAACTTGAAGCGGATTACAAATTCTGGACTAGTAAGGGGGATGAGGCAGAAAAGTCCAAGGCCCGAGTTGAAGCCACTTTGGATGCTCGTCGGAAAGTCTTGAAAGACGCGATGGAACAGGCCAAGAAGGAAGGGTACAACCCGGATCAGCTTCCGGAGGAAATTCGGCGAGCCAAGGAAATTTTAGCCCTCAAAATCGATAACTACAAGACAGAGCTTGAAGAAGCGGAAAAGATCTTGAAACCTATGGTTATCGAGATTTCGAAGGGGTAACAGTGCCGAAGTTCAAGTTTCGCCCTGAAGATCTGCGTCGCTGTTTCGTGATGGCGAAACTGGTCAAACCGAAGACTAATGATATTTGTCTTCGGTTTGTCGGAAACCGGCTTGTTTTGTTTTGTTCTGATAACAGAAGCTATTCTCGAGCGGAGACCTCAGCAGAGGTGCTTGATAAGCTTCCAGATAATTACAAATCTGAGGATTACTACATCACTCTAGATAGATCAGCACTATTCGACTCGGACTTGGAGTCAGTTACTATCTCAGTCAATGAGAAATCTCTATCCATCCAAGCTGTTGGTGAAGGTCAAACTCGCTCAGCTGTTTTGAAGAAGAGATCCGTTACTTCTCGTAGGCCTCCTGTCCCAGAAAAACCGCAATCTGGGAAGAAATTTACTCTGAATACGACCAATTTCGATCTGCTTCTAAAGCAGGTGTCTTGTTCCGCTCAAATTCGCGAAACTAAAACTGATGAAGCGATGAGAGTGAACCAAGTTCACTTTTATCCTGAATCGTTCTGTGCAGTTTCCAATGCCCGATACTACGGATCTGTAGCTTTTTTGCCAGGATTCGACATGGAACTCTCAATAGTGAGCAGCGACATTCCAACCATTAAAGCATTCTGTGCTCGTTTGCCTGGTAAAGAGGTCTCTCTCTTTCAGGATAACTCCCGTTTATACGCGGAAGATCCAATCACCGGATCCATTTTGGCTCTCAGCAAGGTCTCTTGCAATAAGCCTCCGCTTGTTTTATTAGACAGGAATGAATTCAAAACCTTGATTATAGCGGATCAGATTAAACTCTCTCAGAGTTTGCAATGGGCGCTTTTAGCTCTTGAAGGGACTCAAAGAGTTAGCCTTCGAACTGTAGATAATCAGCTTGAGTTCTTTTCAGGAAATCAAGAACTTTCAAAGATTCCAGTTTCGTGTGTTCATGTCCAAAATGACGGTCTGAGGGCTGATTTTCCGGCCAAGTTTTTGGCATCTATTGTGCGATATATTGGCGAAGGTCGCGTGGCTCTTCGATTTGGTCATACTAAAGCTCCTTCAGTGTTGGAATTGTCGCAGCATTGTGAAGAAACACCTCCTGTGGAAGCATTCCATTACCTTCAGTCTATGAAGGAACACAAGTGACTTCTATTCTGCTTGAACGTCTGTCGCGCGTCCATGATGGGATTCGACGGCTCTCGGTTTATCGAGAGCTTCTTCGTTCCCAAATTCAGACCGAAGAAGCGGAGATTGCACGTCTTCGTTATCAAGCAGATCTTCAACAAAAATGCGCTGAAGTCTTTAAGACATGGCTTGAAGATTCTCTTCGCAAAAATGTTGACTCTATGTCGCAACTTGTCACCACTGGGCTCCGCCATGTGGTGTATGATCAGAATCTGACCTTTCGCATTCGACAGGAGATGAAGCATAATCGTCTCTCGATGCGTTTCACGGTTGAGAATGAGGATGATCATGTTGAAGCGGATCCTATGACTAATTTCGGTGGTGGAGCCGTTCTGGTCATTTCACTCATCCTGCGACTGGCTGTCATGGCACGCATGAAGATGGGAAATTTGATTATTTTGGATGAGTCCATGTCGGCTTTGGCAAATCACTACGTACCGTCAGCAGGTGCATTCATGCGTCAGCTTTCGGAAGAAATGGGTGTCAATATCTTGATGGTCACCCATAATGAAGAATTTTTGAATCACGCGCATACAGCTTACGAGGGTCGAAAAGAAGGAAGCCTGCGTCTTGTGCGACGCGCGGCCGTACGGTGATGACTGGTGAAATCCGCAGAAGCCATCGCCAAGCGCTTGAAGAACCTGCGTTTCCGATATGCGAAGCAGTATATCAAAAATTCTCAAGATCGTTGTCACAGGAATTGCGTCCACAATCATGAGCAGGCTCCGTTAAAGCCGCTTCAGTATTCTCGTACGCCCGTGGAACATGAACGTGCTCCACGTCAGAGCGTCACGCTGATCATGATTGAAGATCCGAAGCCTTTGCGGCTTTGTATGTATGGATCTCATAATCCTGCAACTTGGGAGGGAGATATTTGCGATAATGATGCGAAAGCTCGTGATTGCAAATGGTTTGATCCTAAGGTAAAGCTGCAAGAGGCTGAAGAGAAATTCAATGAACTCATGAGCGATGATGCTTATGTTCTTGAACACTATCCTGACATTGCTGCATTGCAATGGGTGCTCGACACACGAGTCCATTCCAAACCTTTAAGTTTGTTGGAGCAATTCAAACTTCGGTGGCTACGTTGGCGTAATCCGGTTCTATATAAATTGCCAGCAGCTTCGGATTCCCAAGATGATCCTTCTTAGGATTCTTGAGCATGATCTTCATAGAGCACGGCAAGGAGTTAATGCTGTTCCTCTCATGATTGAAGTTCCGGCAAAGGAATCTTTTTTGCCGGCTTTGGTTTCGAATGGTTCCGGGAAATTTCTAGTTAGTCGTCGATTGACCCAAGAAGGTCGGATTCGTGTCGGCGTCTTCTCACATGATTCAGATCGTGTGGACGACGTTATCACAACTATCGCAGATTCAGCTCTCGAGCTTTCTCGGGCTGAGAATTGGCCAAATATCTTTCAAGGCAAAGGCTCTGCTGAAGCTGCTTTCAATTATATTCGCAAAGAAAGTGGGTTTAATGGTCAACCTCATGTTTGTCTGATGCCTGATACTTGGGATGAAGTCGTCATCAGGAAGTGGCTCGGCGCTAAGAATGTTGACGGCAGGAAATATAAAAAATACTGTCATATTGTTCCTTCAAAAGTGAGCTTCCCAGTTTTTTGCTCACGTCCCGATATGGTCGGAATGTATACCCAATTTATGGGTGGAAGATCCAGCATCCTGCTTCATAATGTGAAGTTCGGATTTGGTCTTTGTCCTATGCCGTCATGAGCTTTGTTGATGAATTTCTTGACTGGTCTTACCAAGGTTTGCTTCAGAGCGAAGAAGCCCAGGCTTATCTTCGTGGACGCGGAATTGGAGAAGACCAATGGTTGCGACATCGACTAGGGTTCACGCTCGGAGAATTTGACATAGATCCGGCTCGAGACCCCGGGCACAAACTCGACATTTGTCACGATAAAGAAAAATCTTTCTTTTGGTGTGACAGCTGCCGTTATCGTCGTTGGTCTTCAAAATGGGAAGCGTCGGAAGACGGAGCTCCTAAACAGCAATATGTCGGTCGACGTATTGCTAATTGCGTCGTGTTTCCTCTTACGAATTATATCGGATCTGTGGTGGGTTTTCAGGTTCGTTCTATTCTTGAGAAATCTTACGACAGCTTTTCCATCCGAAGAATGCCCGAAGGTTATTTTTTCGGTATCGCCGCTGGCCTACATTCTATTTGGTCTTCTCAAGAAGTTTGGTTAACAGAAGGACCAGGTGATCATCTCGTGATTGAGCGATTGGTGGCTCCTAATGTGCTTGGAATCACCACCAGTTCTCCTAGCATTCTCCAGGTCCGATTTCTACGTCGTTTTGTTCGACGTATCAACCTGTGCTTGGATATGGACAACGCTGGAAGAAAGAGTGCGAGAGAATTTTGCGCACGATATGGGACTGAATTCGAAATTCGTGACGTAAAATATCCGTGTCTTGATCCGAAAGATAAAGACCCTGGTGACTATTGGAAGAGGGTTGGAGACTCCGCCTTTTCCCGTTATTTCCGTAACCTAAGGTGAGGCGACGAATGGATCCTCTTCATGAAGTTGGTATGGGTGAGAATGACGCTGTGCGCAACAAGAAGGAGCGCGCAGAACCTCAAAAAGTTTTATTCGGGGATTCGGAGTCTTCAGCGGAAATCGCACTACAACTCATCCCGAAGTTCCATGCAGAGCTTGGCACAGCACGATTCAAATACATCTGTCGTAGCAAAGCAGCAAAGAGGAGTGGTAATCCGGTTGCTGGGAACGTCTATAAGATGTCCGGCAAGTTTGAGCATCTCGTGGGTTGCGATTTTGTGCTCGAGGTCGCACTCGATGTATGGAACGGGCTTAACCCGAATCAGCGTATCGCTCTAGTGGATCATCTCCTCACGCGTTGTGTGGGTGAAGAAGACAAAGACGGATCGATGAAATGGAAGGTCCGACCTCCGGAGGTTCAGGAGTTCCCTGAAGTCGTGGAGCGCAACGGTCAGTGGAACGACGGGCTCATCGACATTGCGAAGTGCCTCAAGACGAAGTAGACATCACTGGATATTATTCCGGACTAGTGCCTTTCATCAAGGTGAATACCGATGTAAAAGGTGTGGAAGTCATGTTACTAAACATAATCATGAATTTCTCTTTCAATCTGTGAAGAGAGCCAAGATTTCTGGAAATTGCGACTTCATGTTAGTTAAGAACACCATGGAGTCTTGAGGGTGGAACACATATGGTGTGAAATTACGGAATTGCCTGATGAATGGAAATATTGGATTCATATTGCTATTCCTGGTGGGGAAGCCATTGTTTTTCATTGTGCTAATTGCAATACGTATGTAGACGTCCCTCCTACGCATGATTTTTATGCAGCCATAGAACGATATGGAATCTTATCTGATTGCCATGAACAAATGATCTTCAAAATTCTTGAGTCTTGATGTAGATTTCCGCTACATGTCGAAATTCGATCTCAAGTATCGACCCCGAAAGTTCAGCCAGGTGCTTGGCAATCAAGGAGTTGTAAAGCTCCTGCTCACTCGTAGTAAAGCGGGAACCCTTGCTGACCAATCCATGATGTTCGGTGGGCCTAAGGGCTGTGGTAAGACCACTCTTGCCCGCATTGTGGCACGTGCCATTCTGTGCACTGATCTCAAAGATGGTGAACCCTGCGGAGAATGCGTACAATGCATCTCTATTATTGATGAGTCCTCCACAGAAGTTGAGGAGCTCGATGCTGCTTCTCAGGGGACAGTAGATCGAATTCGTTCGATGGTGCGCGACACCGACTATGAAGGTGGCAAACGTATTTATCTGATGGACGAGGCGCAGCGACTCACAGCACAAGCCCAAGACGCTCTATTGAAAGCGGTGGAGGACAGACTCCTCATTGTTATTCTTTGCACTACTGAGCCACACAAGATTCGTGTGCCGATTCGATCGCGTGTGGAAGAATATCCAATTCAACCACCACCAGCGGAAGATTTGTTGGTATGCATGCAGGCAATCTGTCAAAAAGAATCGATCGAATCAGATCCCGAAGCTCTCAAGGTCATGATTAGGATGCTTGATGAATGTCCAAGGACATGTGTGCGCTCCCTCGAAACTTTAAGTGCACTCGGTCCTATCACCATTCCTAGTGTGAATAGTCATTTTCGATTTGGAAGTTATTCTGCCATTGATCAAGTTCTGCATTTGTTGGATAGTCATCCTCATAAGGCATTTGAATCTCTAGACTCTCTAGCAGCGATCGAGAATCCATCATGGATTCGGGATAACATGGTCGCTGCTATTGCGAGTGCCATGCGATATGATGTTGGTGCGAAGCCGACGTACCCTGTACCGACACGATTTTTTCAGTCTAGACTGCGTGGATGGGCCGATCTAGCTCGGATTCTTAGCGGTATGGAGAAACCTACCATGCCTGATATTGAAGCGGCTCTCTTGGCTTCTTCTGATCTTCCTCGAGCCACGTCGAGTGTTTCTCGACCGTCTGCACCGCTGTCTGTGACAGCGCCTTCGTCTAAAGTGCCGTTTGAGGCGTTGCCGTTAACAGGGAAACTTTGCTCTATCTGTAAAGAACCTCAACGTCAAACACCTGGAGGCCCTTCTTGTCCCAATGATCATGGTGGTGTTGACGGAATTGACCCTCCAACGCAAACACTAGCAGCAGCGGCTGAACTGCCTGTCGTTCATTCAAAATCGGTAACGCCAGCATCAACGCCTGTTTTGCAGTCGAAAGTTTCCGCGAAGGAAACTACGGAAATCCCTAAAGCTAAGGTGATGGAGATAGATGGAGTGAAGTTTAGTGCAGATGAACAGCTAACGTCATTGGACAAACGAATGGAGATGGGTTCAGGGCCTACTAAAGAAGCGCCTTTGACTCAGATGGGGGTAGAGTTTGGGAGAGATCATGTCCCAATCTCACACCAGGAGTTTGCCCGTGGCCTCATCGGGAGGATCAAAGGGTCCCAGTAAATCGGTCCCGCCGCCCCCACTACCGGCAATTGTGCCGAAATGGAAATGGGTGTGCGTTGAATTATCGTCTAACGGTGAAAGAGAAAAGAATATTCCTGCCATCATCAAATCAGCGCGACAAATTCTCGGAAAACCTGATATCGAGGTATTCGTTCCTGCTATTTCTCAAAAAGTGCGCGGAGAAACCCAGACCATGGTTTTCATGGATGGATATGTCTTCGTTCGGTTTTATGAGAACATTCAGTACATCAAGCTTCAGGACACCGCATATTTTCGTAGTGTCCTTTGTACCACTTCTTCAGGTCGAAAGTATCAATACTCTCTATTAGATGACAAGGCTCTTGAGCCGATGCGAGTTGGCGTTCAGAAGCTGAAACTTGGGCAGCTTCATTATGAAGTAGGAGATTCCGTGAAAGTAATCAAGGGAGATCTCAAAAATCTGATTGGAAGAATTTCGGAGGTTTACAGCACCGAACTTGTGCAAGTTTCCGTGGATCATCTTCGTTCTAAACCCATCATGATGGATTTTCCGGTTTCTTACCTGACCAAGATCGAACAATGACTGCAAGAACTCCTGCTCGACACGTTTTGATTGACGGTAACAATTTGTTGTACCGGACTTATTACGTGTTCGTGACGCTTCGAGAGAAGAATGGAGAACCGCCTTTAACTTCGGCAGCTGGTTATCCCACCGGACTCATTTATGGGGCTATGTCCCTCATTGCGGATTGGATTGGAGCAATTTCTCGACCTACGAAGGTTGTTCTATTTCTTGATGGGGTTCCATCTCGACGTTTGTCTATGGATCCGGATTATAAGAAAAAGGACGAAGACTCCACTATTCGCTTGCGCGGTAATGATTTGCCTCTTCGTTTATTGGATGGGTATGAAGCCCGACATGATGTGGATATTCTTTCTTATGTTCTTCGACTTTTTGGAGTTGATGTTTATTACGGGGCCGACGAAGAAGCGGATGACCTGATTGCTAGTTATGTGCATGCTCGTCCTGATGACATGCATGTTATTGTGTCTTCGGACAGGGACTTCTATCAGATCTTGGCAGATCATGTAGTTATGTATCGACCCGGGGTCGAAGGTAGTCGATTCTTTGATGTTGAGCGAGCTACGGAGGATATGAAGAAGCTCGCTGGGGTTCCTCTTCCGCCTTCTCATATTCGAATGTTCAAGAGTTTCACGGGAGATACTTCGGATAACATTCCTGGGGTTCCCCGGTTAAGAAAAAAGGTTGTAGCTTCTTTCTGTCACCATCCGGACCCGGCATCTGTGTATTCAGCAGGTCTGCCTGGTATGTCGAAGAATGAGCACGAGAAAACTGTTTCCATGCGAGATCGCGTGGAATTAAATTATCGGCTGGTTGGGATGGAATCTAACATTGATTTGACCCCATTTCTTCAACCTGCCTTGAATGACTTTGCGACAGGTTTGAGGATTCTGAAGGAAGACCTTCAGATTGTGGGTGTTGATACTAATGCTTTCCGACTTCAGGAAGTTGGTCGCACAATCGTTGCTCCAGCCCTTCCGGATTGGTTAATCGACATTTAACCGATTCATTTGGTAACGTAAATTTGACAAGCGGGTTCGCCCTGCTCCGGTCATAGTAGACGTATACGAAGACGTGTTGCTCCGCAATACCCATACGCATACTGGACACTGCCGCAGCCACAGCTCATACTGTGGTTACCCACCGGAGCAAATATGTCAACGCACGTCCTTATTCAGGACCCGAATAGTCTTTCATCCAGATTTAGTAATCAAGATCGCCTAGGGTATGATGGTTCAGATGATGATCTCAATGAACTCATCACTCAGAATCTAGCTCCTGAGGCTGAAGAGGAGATTGGAGACGGTAGTCCGCTCGATTTCGGGCTCATCCAATCCTTCCTTTCTAGAATTCCTCCTCGAGAGGCAGATCTTATTACTCTATATCATAGAGATAAGATGAAGCAGGAACAGATCGCCAAGCTGTTCAGTATTACTCAAGCTGCTGTCTCCTATCGCCTTCATCGTGGAATCCGGCGAATTCAATTTCTTCGCACGATTCCTGAACTTGATCGCGATCAATTTGAACTCGAACTCGGACCTAAGTTCTCGGAACAAGATCGAGAGATTCTTTGGCGCATGTATGAAACTACATGTCAGTCTGAAATTGCTAAACAAATGAATTTGACTCAAGGACGAGTCCGTCATCGCTTTTTCCGAGCTCTAACACGTATCAAGGATCTTATTGCCGATGAAGCTCGAGAGAAGCAAGCCGAACTTCAAATGAAGGCCAAGAAGCAGGCTGATCAGCTGCTTAAGCTTAAGAAATCGAATGGTGACACTGTTACTGTTGCCCATGATGGTAATGGGCATTCAAATGGCCATTCAAATGGTGTCGTTCATTTTAATGCAGAGACGATCCAGCGAGAAATTGAAGAGAGCATCAATAAATCCAAATATGCGAAATATTGGACTGTCTTCTTTGCAATTTCAGACAAGCATTTCAATATCTTGCACGAGGTATCACTTCCGCAATTCAGGGATCGTGGTGATGCGCAGATTTTGACCATGGAATAGGTATGGTTTTTTGTGAAAACGATTAAGCTTACTGATGGATCGTCGTCTGAAGTAATTCACGAGTTCAACGGCGGGACACGTTGCCTTGTTCTCTACGACGGTCTCTATGTTTTTGTGGATCAAGTCCCGGAAACTGATACTTTTGATATTTCTGGTCAACCGGCACACGGTGATGAAATTCCCATTCTGAATGCTTTGGTTTTAGCAATGAAAGATAGTGTCGTAGAAACTCAAGGGTAAGTACCGTAATGTTACTTACACTAATGAGATCTTTGATAGCTAATCCTTGTTAAAATGGGACTCCAACCCGGGGTGGATGAAATGTCTGACCAACAAACATCAGGTGTTATGTCTGCCGATTCTATGCTCACGAGCCTGAGCGAGGAACTTTCCGTAGTGGAAGCCGAGATCGACGCGGCTTTTCATCAGGATGGATCGGTCCCTGTGGATCGAGTGGCAGCTGTCCGACGATTGGATGCATATAAAGGCAAGCTCGAGGCTGCGACTCAATCGTTCTTGAGAACGCACATCGGGGTCAGTCTTTACTAACCCTCTCAATCAGCTTCTTTTTCCCCGGTTCAACAAACCATGACTATGTTGACACCTTCGACGGTCGCCGGGGGCGGATTTCAATTTTCCGTTCCCTCTGTCGGAGGGAAATGGTCTTGGAAAGTAGAAGCTGATAACATTCAGGGTCTTGGTCAAACTTATAAATTTGTAGATATTCATTCTCCTTACGGACCTCTTTACACGACAGCTATTCCTATCCCTGGAGACGTAATTTCATCTATGGCGAATTCGCTGTTGCAAGTTCAGCAGCAACTCGCCCCTCTCATGCTGTTGATTTCTCCAAATCCTGCCATTTTTAACATCACAATCACCGAAGGGGACCCAATTTCTGAAGTTGGAGTAGTCGTTGTTCAAAATGCCGGAGCCTTTGGCTCCTTCATGAGTATTAACGCAACTCCTAATTCTTCTTGGTTGTCCGTAAGTCCGCCCTCAGCTACAGCCATTAGTCAAGGTCAAAGCTCACAGTTCACGATTCAATTGAATCCGGGAACTCTTTTGGCGGCCAATAGTCCATACTCCGGTCAAGTTAATCTTCAAGATAATCGAAATCCTCCCACTTTGATTCCTGCTACCGTAAATGTGACAGTTCTTCCGAGGCCAACTATTGGAGTCAGTCCTGGCTCCATCATCATGACTTTCTCGATTTCGACGAGTGCTCCAAGTGGAGCTCAGTCCCTGACGGTCACTAATTTGGGTTTGCCAGGGTCTTCTCTCAATTTCTCTGTTCAATCATTGCTCCAATCCGCATGGTTGGCCTTTGTTCCTGCCAGCGGTGGCCCTCTGGCACCTAATCAATTCGCTATTGTAACTGCTTCCATTATTCCAGGAGGCGTTCCTCTGGCTGTCGGAACGTATGCGGATACTCTTCGAGTTTATGCTCCGAATTCGACGAATTCCTACGTTGATACCCCTGTAACCCTGATCGTTAATCCCTAAATTACTCATAAGCTTGTTTTCAGCCCTCGATTCAGAGGTTTCGAGCATATGAGTAACCTGAAGATTGAGGATCTTCGTTTCTCGTCCAGTTCCATGGATGACTTTTTTCAAAGTCGTCCGCCGGTTCGCGTGGCGGCTATGGGAAAGATCCGTATCTCGAGCCTTCGAGAACTGGTTGGTTTTCATCGGGTCGCTGAAGACAAGCTGGTTCGATTGAGTCAGCAAGATTTTTGGAAGCTCGGACAGGATGACCAAGGCCATTACATTGAACGTCTTGTTGATGATGCAAATGGTCCGGTAAAGGGCTGACCCATGAGTGTGGACCTGGATAAAGTCGCCCAGAGAATCGCTTCCGGTCGTATTCATACGGCCGGCAAGATTGAATTCGTCAAGGACACTGGTCCCGTTCGACGCGATATTCGCGTCCAGGGTTTTAGGTATTCTCCTGACTCTCTAAGGAATCTGGCTAAAATTTTATGGGCTGCACAACGTGCCCATAGCTATAGCATGGCTGCCTTAAGGGCGTTCTCCAAAATGCCATCCTCAGAATTCAGTCCTGACGGTCTTTTGGGTGGTCGTGGGTATATTCAACAAGTTAAGGAGATGAGGGTACAGCTTGGTCAAGCTGTTGAAGTTCTCTCTTCTTTTACGGATACCGTTCATGATGAGATCAATGCCGAACATTGGGCTGGCGCTCCAGAAGTTCCGGCGGTTCAAGAACTTGTCAATGATGCCGATCAAGTGAAGGCAAATCCTGAGGAATTCGTTGAAAATTCATTTGATAATGAGGGGTTTGAAGCCTCTAATCCTGCCCCAATGAATCCCACTGTGGAAGAGACCGAAACTTCTGAGGAAGGTGCTGAGGGAGAAGACGAGGAGGAAGAGGAGGAGAGTGGCATTCCTCGTACTTCTGCAGAAGAACCGAAGAAAAAAGAGAAGAAGGATCCTCGGTCCGGTTTACCTGGTGATGGTAAAATGCAGGGAGAGGCTAAGACTGCTCCTGAAATCATCATGAATACGACGACGCCCGAGCATGGAAATTATGCGTCGGCGATTCATAAAATTCTGAAATCTCAAGAGTCTCGAGTGGCTTCGAATCGATTTGCCGATTCTTCACTCCCCGTAGATACCCTTCCGGGTCCCAGAGTGGATCATATTGGTCCGGCTGCCGGCAATGAAGCCGGACATTTCAATCATGAGGATGTTTGGCCATCGGATGACCCCAATGGGGAAGGACTTTGGTCCGGTACGAATATGACCAGGCCCGTCTACGAAGAGTGGACGATGGATGGTGTTACAGGAGATGACAATGCTACCGATGGTGATGAGACTGTTCTAAAGGTTGACTCACTCGCGGCAAAAATTGCTGCGACATATTCATGGCTTCCAGGGGCGAACAATTCCAAAAATTTGGATTATTACGCACTTGGACTGTCTACTGAAGATATGGAGTGGATGAAAAAACATAGTGACCCCGATCCTCCTAAAGGATTCGGGCCACCGAAGCCGAAAGACAACTCTGACTGGCTTTGGGATCCTGACCTGAGGTAATCTTGGCTGCTGCACTCCCCACAGATAACGCGCTATCGAAAGCAGTCCAAGACTTCGGTATTGGAACTTATGATAGCTCCTTGAACTCGTCCCACGGGGAAGATGATGAGAGAGTGGAGCCAGAAGGGAAATCCTTGCCGGATGACGGTGGGCCTCTTGATCCTTTTGGTCCTGATCGTCTTCTGAGCTATCCACAGGATGATGAAACAATCCAAGGTAAACACGCTTCGCGTCTAGTGAGAGCTGATTTGCCTGGTGATATTTTACGGCCGCCCACAAGTCCTCGTCCTGAGGATGACACTAAGGCCGACGTTTTACCGACTGCTAATTCTAAACTCCCGAGTGATGGAGATAATCCTTCAGCACGGTCTGATTATTACGACCACTTGCAAACGGGGCAGAAACACTCGCCCATCGTTAAGACCCCATTAGAAGACATTTGGGCTGATGAAGATTCCGGTGCGTATGCTGGAGAACAGAAGGCAGATTCTGCTCTTCCGACTGTCAATAAGAATGAAGTTTCCATGGATGATTTCCTGGGAGCTCTAGGTAATTTTTGGTCTGGCTATGAGACCGAAGATGTTACCAGTCCTCAGGGTTTCCCTACTCAAGACTTTTCTGAGAACGTAAATTACGACCGTTCGGATCTTCAGGACGGTGGTAAACTTTTGGCTGGGGATATGAGAAACGATATGAACCAGGAAGTTCGCCGAACTGCAACCGATCTCGAGCTTGCCGGTAGTTTGACCGAACAGTTTCTCAAAGAATACGGCAAGAAGGACATCACCAGGCGTCATGTTCTTGCTTTTTTGCAAGATCTTGGGCGACCTCAATATCTGGCCTCAGATATCATTCGATGCCTCAAGCATCGTCATAAGGTAGTCATCGCCGATGTGATGGACCAATTTCCCCTCTCTAAAGAGGCCTCTTCGCCTGATTTTCATGTAGCCGCTTCGGCGCTTCGAGACCATTTCATTCAACTCGAAATTGCTCACATTCGCGATCCGCAAGTAGCGTCTGTATTCCGGCATAACGCTGCTGATCTGGCTCACGTGATTGCAGACTTGGAGAGGCTTGAGGTTCGAAATGGCTAACAAGAAGTTGCCAGAGCTGGCTCACGAGGGCCTTGGGGACATCACAGACTTGCTCCACGATCAGGGCGTTTCTGATTTGTCCTGGCTGGCAGTCGATGAGAAAGAATACCGGGAGCATGAGGCGCTCCCGAAGCAGAACCTTGATACTATTCCGGAATTGCAATCAGCGCTTCGGCAAGAGGGGGATGAACGAGTCCCTTCTTTGATTCTTTTGCGTCCTCACACTATCGTTAATCAGAATCCTCTAGACCGTCCCAGTAACACTCTTCGTGCGGCTTCAGGGTTGGTCCGCAATCGTACGGCTCATTATTTGATGGCTGGTCTTAGCACCAAAGCGATTGCAGAGAAGCTTCAATTGGAATTTGGTCCTGAAGATCTTCGTACAGCCTCCAATGAAGTTCGTCCTCTACTTGAAGAACATGGACTCATTGGCAACGTTTACGTAGATGCGAATCACTTTCCGCGGTGCGCTCAGGATGGCGCTGATCGGAAATTTGTAGCTTCTAAGGCGAAGCGAGCTCTATTTGTTCTCGCCAAAGATGACTGCACGAATTGTGTTCACAATAAGGGCGGGATGTGCTCTTCCTTCAACAAACGAATTGTTGAGGAAGTCCCTTATAATCAGAAGACTCTTGCTCATTATGCTGTTCAACTTAGTATGGAACAGCGTTTTGACGGATCTCGTATTTCATCCACGATGACAAGTTCTGATTGCAAGAGCATCTTGCGAGATGGATTTCTTCAGACTCCGATCGCTTCTCGTGGTGAGAGTGTTAAGACCATTCAACACCACCCCAAGCCCGCGCAAGTTAAACTCACACCTGAAGATATTCGATCTTTCTGGGATCGTCGTCTTGCTACATCGGGCGCGGAAGAAATGCCTGGCCCACTTTATCTTAAAGCTGCTCGTCAGCTCATGATGGGTGTAGCAGATCTGAATACAATTTCTGCATCTTCTAATCCTGAAGTTCGAAAACTCGCACGAGAATACGGGATTCTCGGCCATACTTATGTAGATATGGATGCCATGGGCGGATGTCGCCCTACCTTAGACCTCATTGCGTCTCGAGATTTGGCCCCGGATTTCATTCTGCGTCGTGCATCTAGTTGTTCAATGTGTCATGGTCATGCTGACGGTGCTTGTGCAGAACTCCAGCAGACCGTTGCTCCTATCGTTAATGCACGTCCGGAGCTTTCGAAAGACCATCTTGCATCTGCTTTAATTCGAGCGGAATATCAAGGCCGGGTTTCTGCATCGCAACATGCTTCGGTTCTCGAGAAAGTTGGGGACGCTGCTAATTGGATTACTTTGGTTGCCCAAGCTAATCTCATTCAACCTGGGCAGGATTCGACTCCGAAGGCATATGAAGGACCCAATCTCAATTTCTTCCAAGGAACTCCTGGTCGTGAACTTGCTGTAGAGACAGTTGACCCGGAAACTGTGCGGAAGGCTATTTCGCACATGATGAATACTGGACTTTCCGGCAAAAAGCTGCAAGCGGCGGTGCTTGCTCGCTATTCGCGCAGCGAGCTCGCTCAGGTCCCGGAAGTGGGTCATCGTTTGTCAGCCGACGATGGGATCCAAGGGGAATATTTTATTGATCCGACAGCTTATCCGGACTACGGACGTGGATGTTCGGCTGGTGCTCAACAGTTTCGAAAGCGTGGGGCTCCTTACGTTTTGGCTGCTGCTGGATGCACTGGATGCCGTCTTCAAACGGCACCGGGTTGGTGTTCTAAATACGCTAAATCCCTCATTCGGCAAGTTCCGACTGAGGTCAGGTCGGCAGCTAAGGAGCGGAAGGCGCTTCGAATGCTGGTGGAACCTCCTCCGGCTGTCGAGAATCCTGTAGAGAAATATGAACTCGCGTCATCAGAACTTGAGATCGATATGAAGGGATCAAAATCCCGACCTATTGAGGTTTCGATCCCAACTCCTAACGTCACGGAGTGAGTACAGTTGTCTAGATTCCATGGACGACAACAACAAAGAACCCGGACAAATACTCTCATTTCCGGGCGGTAAGAAGATTCCGACAAATGGTGAGGTTGGACTACCATTTGTAATAGCGGAAGTCGGCCATATGCCGACTGCAGAACCAATCGACCCTGATGAGGTGGCCGAGGAGCTCAAAGAGCGAACTGCTTATGTTCGCAGGCAAGAGCTCGTAAAGATCTTTGAATCCGGTGGTTCCACTGCGGAAACCATTGATATTCTTCTGAAGGAAATTGCAGAAGAAGCTGCCCATCTTAAATGGGACCGTCGAAGAGCCGCTAAGGACGGAAAACCTACCACGAATTACAACGTGGCTCGAGTTGGAGCTCTTCGTAATCTCGCTGAACTTCTGTTAAAGAAAAAGGAAGCTGCTCTTGCTGAACGGCTTGACCTTAAATCTCCTCGTTTCCAAAAGATCTTCCAAACTCTCATGAGTTTCTTCCATGAATCAATGGAAAAATCTGGGATTCCTCAAGAAGACATCGATCTCGTCTTTAAGCAAATGAAGGCAGATATGTTGGATTGGGAGAAGAAGATCGATACGGTTGATTAAGTTATGCCGAGTACGGAGAAAGTTCAAAAGAGCGTTCTAACGGGCTCTATCGACTCCTTTATCGAAAAGAAGAGGATTAGTCGAAAGGGTGTTGAGGGGGACGCTGAATTTCTCAACATTATTGATTTCATTGAGAGATTCAAACTTCTACCAGATGGACTTTTTCCCGTTCAGAAATTTATCCTCAAGCTATACTATAATATCAAATTGAATGATGAACTTCCGGAAAACGTAAAAGATCGAATTCGTATTACTGATAAATTTGGGCTTCAAGTCAAATATGAAATGTCGGAGGTTGAATATCTTCGATTTCTCTATGATCAAGGTCGTTGCAATATTCGTGAACAAGATGGGATTGAACGACGGGAACTTCTTCTCGTATTAGGTCGTCGTGCCGGAAAAAGTACCATTTCGGCCATTATTGCAGCTTACGAGATTTACAAGTTGCTTTGTCGTGGACATCCTCAAGCTCATTACGGTATTCCTTCTGGAAGTGAAATTCGCGTTCTCTGTGTCGCCAACGATAAGGAGCAAGCTTCGATCGTTTACGGCGATATGAGTGGTTATGTTGAGCAAGTTGACTATTTCAAGTCTTCTATTGCTG